GGACGGTTGTCGGCGTACCCACTGCTGGTGTGACCGGCGCTGTCTTGGTGTCCGCCACCGCGACGGTGAACCCGGTCGGTGTGCCGAGTGCCGAGCGTGCCGGTGCAGCAACGGTACTGTCCACAGTGGACTTAGGCACGGTCGCGGGGATCTCGTCGAGTGAGATCATCGGTGCCACGATTTCGATCCTTGCGCCACCCCCGCCGTCAACGTTTGCCGGTCAATTTGTGCCGGGGCAGGTATTGATATCACCTGCTCCGTTCAAGACACCGAGCTGGCCGTGGCGCAATAACGTTTCGTACTACCCGCCGATAGATGCCGGTGCTGCATTCGTCTGCCAGGACTTCGCGACTGTCGTGAGTGTACGGACGTACGATGGCACCTCGTCTGTCCACACCGACGATGGCACGGTGTATGTGCATACGGATGACGGAACAGTCAATGTCCACACTGACGACGGAACGGTGAACGTCCACACCGATGATGGGACAACCAATGTGCATACGCTTGATGGCACAGCCGATAACTGTGGACGGTGAATGATGGCCACTAGTCAACCGATCACCTTGAACAATAACAACGATGAAGATATCGATGCCACGATCACAACTAACGTTCCGGTGCCGGGCACGACGTTGAACATCACCGGCTTCACTATCGAAGCGTATTTCAAGACGACAGCGGCAACGTCTGATACTGATCCGAGCACATGGAAAGGATCGACAGCGACCAGCGGCGTAACGATCACCGATGGTCCTAACGGGAAGATCTCTATCGCTATCCCTGCTGCGAGTGTCGTGACGTCGGTTGGTTGGTATCGGGTAGATGTGATCAGTGCTGGTAAACGCAAGACTGCTGTCTATGGCACCGTTGCTGTCCACTTAGCATAAGGAATAGATCATGCCACTAGGTACGGCATACGCCACGCTATCGGAACTCAAGACACGACTAGGGATCACCGATGCTAACGATGACGCTAGGGCAACGAATGCCTTGGCATCTGCCACATCTGGGATCAATGGTTTCTGTGGACGCCAATTCAATGATGCCGGTTCGACGTCAACTCGGTTGTATAGACCAGATTCAGCGTATGTGTGTCCGGTCGATGACTTCTCCACTACGACGGGACTTAGCATCACGGTCAACAATGCACCGTGGACAACTCTCCAATATGAACTTGATCCGCTTAACGGTGTGGTAGACGGTGAGCCAGGCTTTCCGTATTCCAGGATTCACGCTATTCAGGGCAACACGTTCTACCCTACGTGGCCGGGTAAAGCGAACGTGTCCGTTACCGCACAGTGGGGATGGGCAGCGGTTCCCGATGCTGTCCACGATGCTTGTCTGATTGCAGCGGAAGAGATATTCAAGTTGCGTGATCTTCCGTTTGGTGTTGGTGGCTACGGGCAATTCGGTGTGATTCAGGTGCGTAATAATCCGTTTGTGGCAAGGATGCTGGCACGGTATCAGCGCTATCCTCTGTTGGTGGCGTGATGTCTGAAATCAGGAATGTGATCCTTGGTATTGGCGGACGGCTCAGTACGATCAGCGGATTGCGGGTATATACCCGTCGTCCTGGTACGATCGAACCACCGGCAGCGATCATCTCGGTGCAATCAATTGAATATGATCTTTCGTTCGACAAGGTCGAGGATGCCACGTTTCTGATCACTGTCTTTACGCAAATGGGAAGTGATCGAGGCGAGGACCAACTCTATTCCTTTATGGACAAGACCGGCGCCAATTCCATTAACTCATGTATCGACGGAGACCAAACGTTAGGTGGGGTAGTGCAATTCTCGAACGTGACCAGGGTGCAAACGCCAGGCATCGCCACCTTCGCGGGGATGGATTATTACGCTGCCGCATTTGAAATGGTAGTGGGATTATGAGAATCCTTGCTGCACATCCGGGGCCGAGATTCAGTGTGCATGATGTCCACGTGGGATGGACCGAAGCGCTCCGTGAGGTTGGCAACAGGGTGGCCGAGTATGATCTGTCCACTCGACTCACGATGTATGACGCCGCACTGATCGAAGGTCCTAACAAGACGGTCAAAAAGGCTTTCAGTCCCGAGCAGGCAGTACAACTTGCGGTGAACGGTTTGTGCGCCGCGTTGTATCGACTCAAGCCAGAAGTGTTGTTCGTGACGTACGCTCGTTTCTATCCTAACGAGATCTTTGATCTGGCCCGGACGTATGGCACGAAGATCGTGGTCATGCACACTGAAAGTCCATACGAGGATGAGCGGCAATTAGAAGTCGCAAGCCACGCCGATATCAACCTCGTCAATGATCCGACGCACTTGGTCAAGTTCAACGAGGTGGCACCGACTTATTACATGCCACATAGTTACCGTGAGGGATTCCACCAACCCGGTGATCAAAAGGCATCTGTCGCTGGCGACTTTGTGTTTGTGGGAACGGGCTATAAGTCCCGGATCAACTTCTTTGATCAGATGAACTTCGATGGTCTGGACGTCTTGCTTGCCGGTAACTGGCAGATGCTCAGTGATGATTCGCACCTTCGCAAGTACGTCATACATGACTTCGATGAATGCCTCGACAATCAGCAAACGGTCGAGGTGTACCAATCATGCAAAGTTGGTATGAACCTATATCGACGTGAAGTTGATATGGGGGATTCCATTACCGAGGAAGGGTGGTCGTGCGGGCCAAGAGAGATCGAGATGGCTGCATGTGGATTATTCTTTTTGCGTGAATCACGTGGTGAATCCAATGAGCTATTTCCGATGCTGCCAACGTTCGTAACTCCGGATGATGCTAGTGACGAATTGCACTGGTATCTAAAGCATGACGATATTCGTCGTGAAGCTATAGCGGATGCTAGGGCGAGAATTGCAGATAGAACTTTCGTTAACCGTGCATCGGAACTGATGCAATTGTTGGAAGGATTAACAAATGGCTAGGATTCACGGTCGTAATGGCGTGATCTATTTCGATGTGGTCGGTGGTGGCAACGCATCCAACCTGCCATTCCAGGCGAAGTGGTCACTCAACTTTGTGACTGACACTGACGAAGTTACCGCGTTCGGTGACGCGAACAAAAACTATGTCGCCGGTCTGCCGGATGCGTCTGGCGATTTCAGTGGTTTCTACGATGATGCGACCAACCAAACTTACACGGCTGCCAGTGATGGTATTGCTCGTAAGTTCTACCTGTACCCGTCGTCATCGAAGACCACACAGTACTTCTACGGCAACATCATCGCTGACTTCAAAGTGGACGCTGCCGTGTCGAGTGCTACCGCTGTCGCGTGTTCGTGGAAAGCGGCTGGTCCGATCACCAAGCTAGGGTAATAAGATGGCCGAGGCAGAAGCTCGTATCGATGTTGATGTTACGGGTGGCGATAGGCTCAAGGCATTGCGCTTGCGCCTTAAGGAAGTCGAGAAGACATTCAAGCTCGAATTCCAGGCTGCTATTCGTGCTGCCTTAGAGCCGTTGAAAGATGAGGTTCGCCAGTCCGCTTTAGACAGGTTGCCGAAGCGCGGCGGGCTGGCGGCCAAGGTTGCTGCTAGTACATTCTCGATTCGCAATAAGCCGTCGAGTGTGTTGTTCCAAACGACTAACCCCTATGCCATTAAGCGGATCGATCAGGGGAGTGTACGCCACCCTGTATACGGTAACCGTAAGGCATGGGTAATTGAAAAGGTGGAACCTGGATTCTGGTCTAAGCCAATCGATGATAGTGGCCCGAAGGTCGAAGCCAAGGTAGCTACCCTAATAGAAGAAACGATCAGGAAGATTGATAGGTGAACTATGGCGCGACAGAAGCTCAAGATCATCATGGAGAATGGTGATGAGTTTGAGGTCAAGGTTACTCCGAAGGTCGAGGTAGCCGTTGAGAAGTATTTCAAGATCGGTATGCAGTCGATGGGTGGCGACGCTCACGCCGAGCACCTGTACTACATGGCATACATTGCGTTGCACTACATGGGCAAAGAGAGTCGGTCCTTTGCGGACTTTATGAACGAGCTAGAAGATGTCGATGTGATCAAGGCGACGCCAGAAGATGATGACGCTAACGACCCTTTTACGACGGGACAACAAGAGATCTCGTCAAGCTGAGCATCGCCACCAACATACCGTTCCAATTTCTCGAAGAGTTAGACGAACAGATCATACTAACGTATTTCGATGTGATGGAACAAAACGCGGCAGATGAGAAGAATACATGGTGAGACGTGGCAACTCTTGATTTCAATATCTTCGCGAAAGACCTGGCATCCGGGTCTCTCGCGAAGATCGGTGCTGCCTTTGAGGGACTTGATCTCAAGCTCGATAAGATGCGCGGCAAGGTTGTCACGATCTTACTTAACGTCGATGAAAAGGGTGCTGTCACTAAGCTGGCAGCAACCGAAGGTGCAATCAAAAAGGTTGATTCATCTGCCGCTAGAGCTGCCGGTGGTTCGGGTGGTCTATCTAGTTGGGGTAGGACATTCGCCTCGTTCGGTGCTGGTCTCGGTATCCACAGTGGAAAGATCGGTGAGGTTGGCAAGGCATTTGAGGAAACCGATAAGTCTGCGCACAAAGCTGCCGGTCCTGGCTCCGGTATCAAGTCTGCCGGTATCGGCTTCCTGGCGCTCGGTGCTGCGGCCACTGTCGTCATTGGAGAGTCAGTTAACCTCGCCATTAAGTTCGATGAGTCAACACACAAGCTGGCTGCCAGTGCTGGTATCTCGGTTGATTCTGCGAAGAAAATTGGTGATGCGTTCCTGACTACAGGTGGACAGACGACGTTCACCGCGACGCAAATGGAAGAGGCTTTCGGGCCGGTAGCTGCGAAGCTAGGCGAGTTGCAAGGTCACGCGCTAAGTTCCAATGAAGCCTTGAAATTCATGAATGCTGCGATGGCAGCAACCGAGGCAACAGGTGGGGATCTTAACGCAACGACCGACGCACTGTCGAAGGTCATGTCGAATTTCCATATCAATGTGCAATTCGCATCTTCGGCTGCCGATGCTCTTACTAATGCCAGCTTGCTCTTGAACATTCCTATCGCTGATCTTGCCGATGGTATGGACAAGTTGCATGGCAAGTTAGGGGAGGCAGCACCGAACCTTGGTGAGATGTCAACCCTGATGGTTGATCTCGGTAACAACGCTGGCCTTAAAGGTACCAAGGGTGTTCAAGTCCTCTTTGGAGCGATTGAACATCTGTTGGGTAATAGCAAGGAAGCTAAGGGCGAGATTCAGCAGCTTGGTTTGCGGACCCTCGACAGCACTGGTCATTTCGTTGGCATGAGATCGATCATTGAACAATTGAATCCGAAGTTTGCTGCCATGACGGAAGATCAGCGACGGCAAGCTGCAACGGCGCTCGTCGGTGGGGCAGCGCAGGGTGCCTTTAATAAGATCATCTCTGATGGCGTCGGCAAGTACGATGAATTGACAAACAAGATCACGGCATCGGGTAGTGCTCAGGAGGCAGCAGAAAAACGAACGAATGATCTTAAAGGCAACATGGAGAAATTCAAGGCTGCAATTCAGGATGCGGCTGTCTCTATTGGCAATGCCTTTATTCCAACGCTCACTAGGATCGTTCAATTCATTGCACCGGTAATCCTGGCGATATCGAGATTCATCGAAAAGCATCCGGTACTTGTCGCGGTGGTACTTGGTGCGGTTGCTGCCATTGGTATCTTGATCGGTATTATCTGGGCACTAGGCTTCGCGCTTAGCGTACTCATGGCTCATCCGATCATTGCGGTGATCGTAGGTATCGCTGCACTAGTGATTGCCATTGTTGCGCTAGAGCTTAAGTTCCATTTCATCGAGACGGCAGCTAGGGCCGTAGCCAATTTCTTTAAGGGTCCGTTTGTCGATGCCTTTAAGCACGTGTGGGAATTCCTACAACAATGGGGTCCGGCGATCCTTGCCGTATTCCTACCGTTCATCGGAATCCCATTACTGATCATTCAGCACTGGGGGGTGATCTCTGGATTCTTTGGTCGGTTGTGGGCCGACATCACCGGATGGGTTAGTCGCACGTGGCATGACGTCACGGGTTTCTTCGGTCGCATGTGGGGAGACGTCACCGGATGGGCGGCACGATTATGGGGTGACGTAACAGGTTGGTTTGGTCGCACCTGGCATGACGTCACCGGATGGGCCGGGGGTATCTGGCATGACGTGAGTGGTTTCTTCGGTCGGTTATGGGGTGACGTAACAGGTTGGGCCGGTCGAGTATGGGGTGACGTCACAGGTTGGTTCGGTCGATTGTGGCATGACGTCACGGGCTGGGCCGGGGGAATCTGGCACGACGTGACCGGCTGGTTTGGTCGGTTGTGGGCCGACACCGTAGGTCGAACCGTTTCCGGTGTGCTGGATACGATCAATTGGTTCGGTCGCATGTGGCATGACGTCACAGGTTGGGTCGCTGGACTATGGCACGACGTGACTGATTGGTTCGGACGTATCTGGGGTGACGTCACCGGATGGGCCAGTCGGCTATGGCACGACGTCACTGATTTGTTCGGTCGCACTTGGCATGACGTGACCGGGTGGGTAAGTCGTTTGTGGAGTGACGTCACAGGATGGTTCGGTCGTTTGTGGAGTGACGTCACCGGTTGGGCAGGTCGCTTGTGGGGTGACATCACAGGATGGTTCGGACGTATCTGGGGTGACGTAACAGGTTGGGCCAATAGGTTATGGCATGACGTAGTGGAAACGTTCAATCATCTCAAGGATGGATTGATTGGCGTATTCCACGATATCGCAAACTTCGCATTCTTTAACCCGGTCAATTGGGTGATCAGGTTCGTTATCAATGGTGGCATCGGTGGTATCGTTAATACGCTGCACGACATCATTGGTACTCCGGCGTGGCGTCCCGTTGGCGAGTTGCACCCGTTCGCCAAGGGTGGTGTCGTACCAGGATATGCACCGGGACACGATACGGTTCACGCGATCCTAAGTCCCGGCGAAGGGATCTTGGTTCCCGAAGCCGTTCGTATGCTTGGTGGTCCTGGTGCTGTCCACCATCTCAACTCGATGTCGAGTGGCCGAGTGGGTCACCAGAATGGTTCGGTCCAAACTGGATTCTCATTCGGTGGCATCATTAGCGATATCTGGGGTGACATTAAGGGTGCTGCCGGTGCCGTATGGGACAGCATTAAGGATGCTGGTAAATGGGTACAGGGTAAACTCGGTGATACCGCACAGTTCATTCTGGACCATACCCTGTATCCGATTGTCGATCATGCTGCTACCCCCGGCATCATCGGGCAGCTACCGAAGGCGCTCACGCACAAGGTTGGCCAGCAGATAGTTGATCTGCTCAAGGGTAAGGATGTCTCGTACCTTAAGAGCTTTGTGGACATTCAAGGGCAATCAGGTGCGAGGATTGGTCCTGGTGCCCAAGCTGCGATGGCATATGCAGCTAGCCAAATGGCGCGGTACGGTTGGGGGCCGGAACAGATGGCTCCGCTTATTAGTTTGTGGATTCAAGAGTCTGGCTGGAATCCGCTTATCGTCAACGGTTCGAGTGGCGCTTATGGTATCCCGCAAGCATTGCCTGCTAGCAAGATGGCTGCCGCTGGTCCTGACTGGCGAACCAATCCCGCGACGCAGATCAACTGGGGACTTGGCTATATCAAGGGACGTTACGGTTCACCCTCTGGTGCATGGGCGCATGAAAGGGCATTCAACTGGTATGGCAACGGTGGCTTTATCAGCAATCCCACGATAGCCGGTCTCGGTGAATCCGGTAGGGAATTGGTCTTGCCGCTGTCGAAGCCGAGGCGCACCGAGCACCTATTGTCGCAAGCTGGTCTAAACAAGTCTGTTCCGATAGCAATGGACATTCACTTCGCTGGCAACACGGATACGGCTTTCGCTACGGCATTCATGAAGATGGTCCGTAGTGGACAGATCCAGATCAAGCAGTCGAGGATGAACCACCTATGACAGCGACGATTCTCAAGTCCTCCTTCGGCAGCACCTTGGTGTTAGCCGTCGAGATAGCATGGGGAGCTACGCCAACGTCAAGTCCTGCTGGATGGACGTGGACAGATGTCACGACGGACGTGTTGACCACAAAGGATCATCTGATCCACATCACTCGTGGTCGGCAGGATGAAACGTCGGCTGGACAGACAGCGGTATGTACCTTTGCACTGGACAACGTGACCGGTGCTTACAGTCAGGGCAACATATCGTCGAACTACCCGAACGTGGTGAAGAATGTTCCGGTGCGGGTGCGGCTAATCCTAAGTGGAAACTCGACCACGCGATTCTTCGGCTACATCTCGACAATGGCTCCGTCATGGAATCTCGCCGGTCGATATTCGATTGTCACGGTCACGGCTAACGGTGCGCTGCAACGATTGGCACAAGGACCAGAGGTACTAGACAGTGTCCTTACTCGACACTGGAAAGGTCTCACGACCAACGTGCCGGTAGCGTACTGGCCATGCGAGGACGACACGACATCACCGGGTATCGCACCATCGAACTTCTGGCCAGGGCTACCGATCGATAGCTCGTCTGCATCCATCTCGTCGGGATTGCCTGGTATGCCAGCAATGACAGTCACGAGGGCTAACCCGAGCTTCGCCGCATGGGGTGGATTCCAGGCGAGTAAACCGTTGCCTACCGCGAACAATTCATCGTGGCACGGGCACGTTCCTGATTACGATTCATCGGCTGGTCACTTTCAATTGCAATTCCTGTATCACTCACCGGGCGATTCCGGTAGTGGTGATCACTCGGTGATCTGTTCTATCCATGTGGAATCGAATCATCCTAAGTGGGAATTGAATCGGTACAACAGTGGTGCTCTGACGTTAGAGGTATGGGACTACGATTTCAATAACTATTTCACGTCACCTGATACTCCGGCATGGGCAACGAATCACAATGAAATGATCATGCTGGCTTTAGTCCAGAGTGGAACGACGGTGTTCTATACCATTGCGGTATACGACATCGACTTGGGAACGTATGCGGTATACGACAACAGTTTCGCGTTGGCCAACCTAGGTCAAGTCGAGAGTATTCACATGTTCCCGTGGGGTGAGAACTCGTCACCGGCTGCCGGGCAGATCTCCTTGCAAACTGGTCTGGACGACTGGACCGTGGCCGGATTCATGGCATCTGATCGGAAGAAATTCTACGATGCCTATGCGGGGGAGACTCCGGCTGCGAGGGTTGCTCGTCTCGCCACCGAAGAGGGCGAAGTGATCAACGTTGTTACTGCCTCGTCGATCAAGATGGGGGAGCAGCTACCGCTTACCTATTTGAACTTGCTGCAGGAATGCTCGGATACCGAGGGTGGATTACTAGCCGATGGTATCGCGCAAGGGCCGACGTTCTACACGCGACAGACCAACTCTGCGCAAGCTCCGGCATTGACGTTGAACATGGCGTCGGCCGAGGTGGCTAAGTCATTCAAGCTCGTCGATGATGATCAGTTCAATATCAATTACGCGGTGGCAAGTAGACCAGGTGGCGGTAAGTCTATTGCGCAAGACCTTAGTGGACAATTCGGTATTACGAGAATCGGCAAGTATGCCGGTCAAGCCTCGTTCAATATCAAACAAGCTACCGATCTTCCTCACTTTGCTAATTGGATGATCCACAAGGGAACGACGTTCGGCCCCAACAAAGCGGTGAGCTACCGGTATCCCATTGTGCCGGTCAAGTTGCACGACAAGCCAGCACTGGCATCGGCTGTCCTTGGTGTTGATCTACTCGAACGCATCGACGTGACGAATGTCCACAATATTCTTACACAGCAGCAGAATCTCACGGTCTCGAATCAGGTACAGGGATACAGCGAGCAGATCACCGCGACCACATGGGACATTGAATATAACTGCACACCATACGAAGTGGCGAGGGTCGGCGTATTCGCGAACACGTCCGGCGATACAGGGGAATTCATCGGTCGGTTCGAGTCGGACGGTTCGACGATGGCCAGCACGGCATCGATCGGTGCCACAAGTTTGTCAGTGTCTACGCCGAGTGGTCCTCTGTGGACAACGGCATCTGATGACTTCCCGCTGACGATCAACGTGCTGGACATACCGGTCACGGTCACGGCGATCTCCGGTGCATCATCGCCGCAGACGTTCACGGTGACCGGCGCTACCGTCACGAAGTCGCTCACATCCGGATCAGCGGTGACGTTGTGGAACGCGCCAGTTATGGAGCTTTGATATGGGTGGTGTGTACGCCGGTATGGTGCCGAAGGCATCGCAATTCAACATCACGACGGCTAAGTATTATTCGACTGACGTCACAACGACAATTGCTTCGGGTAGTGACACGCTATTGAAATGGGGCACGACATTCGCGTCTAGTCCTGACGTCACGGCATCGGGTACCGGTAACGCGACATTCACCTTGAACAAGTCTGGCATATGGGCAATTGAATTCCAGCAACGGATTAGCTATGGCACGACGCCAACTACCGGTGACATTTATGTCTATGCCTTTTTGCAGATCAATGGGACTATAGGCCCACAGTTTGCCGGTAAGACGATTCCTGCTCCCATTCCTTTGACGGCATTGCCGGGGTCATTCACGGTTCGCGCATTCAATGCTGGCGACAAGATAGAAACACGTGCTCGCAACCTCTGCAATCAGACAGCTACGTTATCGAATAACACTGGTGAGATGAGCCACTTATCTTTCACCTGGATACAGGGGTTATAGATGGCTGGACTTAAATCAGGGCAAAAGATCCGTGCGTCGAATCTCAACATGTCTGTCAGTCGATATGTAGCAACGGACAACACGGCAACGATTGCCACTGGCGGTACTGAAAGGACACTGGCGTATTCGAGCGCGGTCACAACTCACTCGAACGTCACGGCATCGGGCACGAACAATACGACATTCACGCTGAATAAGACCGGCACCTGGCTAATAGGATTCGAGCATCGGTGGACATTCGGTACTGCTCCCACTACCGGTGACACATTCTTTTACGCATATCTCGTGAGTGGCGTGGTGATCCTGTCTGGTACCACTAACCCGTCGCCGGTATCAAATGCACCGAAGCAAGGTGGAATGTTTATCCGGCCCTTCACCTCTGGTGATCAGATCCAAACGCGACTCCGTAATTCGACGAATCAGATCTTGACCCTGGCCAACAACAGTACGTGCGCAATTACCCTAGCCTTTTTGCAAGGATGATCCGATGCCTGGTATCGCTGCTGGTGACCACATTAGAGCGCCACTGATCAGTGCCACCCTTGATCGGTATGTGGCAACCGATCGGGCAACGACGTTTGTCAACGGTGAAGAAAAGGATCTTACCTGGTCCGATGCGCAAACACGTAGCCCGAACATCGCAACGAACATCGATAACACGATCTTCACATTCGAGCACGCGGGCATCTACCTCGTGGAATTCCTGATACGTGTGCAATACGTGACCGGGCCGACAACGGGTGACCTTTACGGATTCGTGTATAAGAATTTCACGACTGAACTATGTGGACAGACAGAAGCGGCACCGATCTCTAGCGCGTTCTCCCCATTGATTCAAGCGAAGACAATGGACTCATTCGGTGAAGGCGATCAAATAGAAATCCGGTTACGCAACTTGACTAATCAGACTTGTACCATGTGGAGTCTTGCTGATCTTTGTCACGTGTCATTCCTATGGCTACAACCACAGTGAGGAATAAGTTATGGCATTGTCGTTAGATGCTGCCGCGACACTAGCAGCAAGTCCCGCGTGGATCGGTAAGATCAAGGTAGCAACGCATCGTGCCGCGACGCAAATTGCAACACAGATCCTCGCCACTAATCCACCGTATTCCAATCGGCAGCGAGCAATGGTGGTCAAGTGTCGGCAGGTATTACAGAACATCGATGACTATGGGCCGTCGCTGGCATTGATGCTGGCTGCCGATACCGTACTGGACCAGACCAACGGTACCGATGCCGATATCGTCGCGCGTATCATCGCACTATGGCCGAACATTTCCGAGATCGGATTCGGTGTTGATTAATGACCAAGGATGAATGGACACTGGATTCTGTTCGCATTTACCTAGAGTCGATGATCAATATCCTGTCCACTGCTACGACACAACGGTTTAGCGATTCGGATAAAGCCGTTAATGCTGCGCTGCTGTCTGCGGATAAAGCTGTTACTGCCGCACTAATCGCATCTGAAAAGGCAGTCAATAAAGCCGAGCTAGCTAGCGAAAAGCGATTCGATGCTGTCAACGAATTTCGCGCTCAGCTATCAGATCAAGCGGCGACCTTTATCTCGCGTGGCGAGTACGTGGCCACACTTAACGGTCTCACTGAGAAGATTGACTCATTGCAAGCGCGTATGGATAAGACCGAAGGATCAAGCAAGGGCATTAGTTCTACTGTCGCAGTGGTCTTAACCATTGTCCCTATCGTCGTTGCGATCATCGCGGTTATCGCCGTTATCATGATCAGGTAAAGGAAGATTCAATGATCGGACTATGGGCCGATTACTCCGGTGGTAGGCCATCGGGTCAAGCGTTACGGCAAGCCGG